CCAATACCTAAGTAGCTTTAGTGGTAGAGCAGTCGGCTGTTAACCGAAAGGTCGCTGGTTCGACTCCCACCTGGAGCTCCAAACGGAGGGTCTCGCAGCGTGGTGCTGCAAGCGGTGTCGAATACCGTGTGGCTCCGAAAGGATGGGGGTTCAACTCCTCGGCCCTCCGCCACCTTATTTCAGCGATTGAATTACAGCGGCGGGTTGCTTATGCTCATAAGAGTCTGGGAGACCTGGATTTCATCAATAGCACAAATGAGGTGACCTCTTGGCTCGTACCGTTGCAACCATCCATTCCGATTACACCCGCCGCACCATTCAATGGGCGCGAATCCGTGACGCATTGGAGGGGCAGGACGAGATCAAAGACAATGGTGAGGCCTACCTGAAGCGGCCCGACGGCATGACGAATAACGCTTATGACGCCTACAAAGACCGCGCACAATACTATCCCGTGATCGAGCGCACGTTGCGCGGCATGTCGGGCATGGTATTCCGCAAACCCATCAAGCTCGAGCTGCCCACGCGCCTCGAGCCGTTGATTGAGGCGGCAACGACTGATGGGCATTCGTTGCGCGTTATGGCCGAGAACGTGATCAACGAGGTGCTGTCTATTGGGCGCTACGGGATCCTTGTCGATTATCCTACCGAGAACACCACAGCAGCATCCATCCCGTATCTCGCGACGTATAGCGCTGAGAACATCACGGATTGGAAGATTCAGTTGGTTGATGGCTTGCGCACGTTGACCCGGGTCGTTCTAAAGGACGATTTTGATTCCGACGACGAGTCAGTGAACGACGGCGCAGAAATGCGCCTAGAATTGCTGCTGAACGAGGAAGGCAACTATGAGTCCCGCAAGTGGGTTGCTGCTAACGCAACAGCAGAGACCAACGGCAAGGACTCGACGCAGACGTGGGTGCTTCATGGCGTCCCGACTGTTCCGACGGTCAACGGCAAGCCGCTCAAGAAGATCCCATTCGTTTTCATCAACCCCTACGACCTGCGTCCCGAAGTTGAGAAGCCTCCTATGCTGGACCTCGTGGATGTGAACATTGGGCACTACCGAAACTCCGCCGACTATGAGCACGCGTTGTTCCTCACGTCGCAACCTACCCCTTGGGTGGCTGGTTCGATCACCGAGAAGAACAAGCCCACCGCAATCGGGTCAGGTGCATTCTGGATCCTTCCCGAAAATGCAACGGCTGGTATGCTCGAGTTCACAGGTGCAGGTATAGCCGCGATGCGCACAGCGATGTCTGACAAGGAGGGCCGCATGGCGTCCCTTGGTGCGCGCATGATCACAGAGGGTCAAAATCGAAACGAGGCGTCTGACACAGCACGGATGCGTGGGAATGGCGAAATGTCCCTCCTGACCAACGTCGTGAACATGGTCGAGGCAGGTATAGAGCGCGCGTTGCGCATTGCAGCTGAGTGGGTCACAGGACGCCCAGACGATGTTACGGTCAAGATAAATCGTGACTGGGTCGAAACAATGATGGATCCACAGACACTAACCGCGCTTGTTAAAGCATGGCAGGCTGGCGGCATGTCGCATCAAACACTTTACGAGAACTTGCAGTCTGGAGAAATTGCGCCAGTAGACCGCACCTACGAGGAGGAGAAAGACCTCATCGAAGAAGAAGGTGGCGACCTAGGTGCAGGCATTAACCAGATCCTGGTCGGTGAAGCGGCTAAACCGCCCAAAGCGCCGGGTTCTGGTAAAAACCCACCCAACGGCGGGTCACAGGTTGAAACCGAAGAGGCTGCAGGAACAGACGGTGGGTCACGATAAACGAAATGGGCGCCCCTAAGGACGCCGCATCGTGGGCACTTTGCCGGAATATTTTATGACAAGCAGCCACCTCGAATGTGGCGGCACACGTCAGAGTAAAAAGCATAGTTGCTTATGTCTACCACTCGTCCATTTAACCAGCGTATCTCACCAGAGGTCTTAACATTTATACGAGATAGGCGCTCGTTCTTAGTGCGGTCGAAATCAAATTCACCAACCAGGATTCCACTCTCGAAAATTTCCTTTGTGCCAATGTAGCCCGGTTTTGGCTTAATTGTCATTTTAAGGTTTGTCATTTTGTTGCTCCGTTGCTTCGTTGTTGTTGATTGACGTATAAGCGAGTTATAGACGTATGTCAACACCTTCTTTTAACTATAAGCGATTTAGGTTGCTCCTTCGATTGCGATTGATCGACGCGAAGCAATTTGCAAGTGTGATGGTTCGCGTCGCAAGGCGTCCCTTTTAACACGCCTCAGGAGCATCTATATGTATGGCCCAAGCCATCCCGTGTCTATTGACCAACACATCCAGAAATATCGCATCAACGAAAACGAGACCTACGTTGAAGTATGCGACCGAAACAGCCGCGAGCTAGCTGACAGCGAAGAACATCGGCGTGACATCCGCATGACTCAGCTGCACCAGAATTTCATGTATGCGGGACGCGTTACACGCGCGGTGGGTGCTCCCATGAAGATTTGCGCGCACAACTGCTTCGTGTCGGGCGACATTGCAGACGACTCAATCGACATCCAGGACAAGCTCAAAGAAGCTTTTATGACGATGCGCATGGGTGGTGGCATCGGTTACAATTTCGGAACACTGCGCCCTCGCATGTCAATCATAAAGTCGCTTAACTCGACTGCCTCGGGCGCTGTGTCCTTCATGGAAATCTACAACTCGAATTGCAAGACAGTTCGGTCAGCGGGTGGGCGTCGTGGCGCGCAGATGGGTGTCCTCCCGATCTGGCATCCAGACATCGTCGAGTTCATCGAAGTGAAGACGGTCGCGCTCACCGACGACATGGACAAAGCTAAGATGCTCATGAGTATGTTTGAAGCAGAGAAGCGCATCGAAGTCGACAAGGTTAAAGCAGGAGTCAACGATCCCGACGCAGAAGCAGAATGGGTTACGGACGCTGAGGACCGTCTCGCGTATTTTGAAGACCTCAAACCGTTCATGATCGACATGGTCGAAAAGGTTTCTATCCAAAACCGTTTAAACGCGTTCAACCTGTCGATTGCGATCACTGACGACTTCATGAAAGCAGTCGAAGCGGACGACGACTGGGACTTGGTGTTCGATGGTAAGGTCTACCAAACGCTGCGCGCGAAAGACCTGTGGGAGAAGGTTATGCGAGCGACGTGGGATTGGGCAGAACCTGGTGTCCTGTTCATTGACCGCATCAACGAGATGAACAACCTATACTATTGCGAGACGATCAGCGCGAGCAATCCCTGCGGTGAGCAGCCGTTGCCACCTTACGGTGCGTGCTTGCTCGGGTCGTGGAATATGGTCAAGTACATCGTCACTCTGCCCAACGGCACACGACACCTAGATCTCGAGGCGCTCAAGGCTGACATCCCAGGCATGGTGCGAGCGCTGGACAACGTTATAGACGTAGCGCAGTATCCGCTCCCGCAGCAGGAGAAGGAAGCCAAGGACAAACGCCGCATGGGCATGGGCGTCACTGGCATGGCGAATGCAATCGAAGCGCTGGGCGCACCGTATGGTTCAGACGAATATCTGGACTACCAAGCTCTGATCCTGAGCACGATTGCAAACGAGACCTACCGCGCGTCGGCATTGCTTGCGAAAGAAAAAGGCACCTTCCCACTGTGGGACGCCGAAAAGTATATGGCGGGCAAGTTCGTCAACAGCGGTGTGCTCGACGACGACGTTCTGGCGCTCATGTGGAAATACGGTATGCGCAATTCGCACCTGTTGTCCATCGCACCCACAGGCACAATCTCGTTGACGGCAGACAACATCTCGTCGGGCATCGAACCAGTGTTCGCCTACATGTCAGGCCGTGACATAATCAACCAGGATGGCGTCACCAAGCAGTACGTTGAGATCCCAGATTACGGCGTGGCCGTTTTCGGTGTTAAAGGCGTTAGATCCGAAGACCTTCCTGTGCTCGATCACGTCAAGGTTCTGTGTCACGCGCAGCAATTTGTCGACTCGGCGATCTCGAAGACGTGCAACGTCCCAGGAGACGTTTCGTTCATTGACTTCATGGACGTCTACATGACGGCGTGGAAAGGCGGAGCAAAAGGCTGCACCACGTTCCGCTTCGACGGTAAACGGTTCGGCATGATGCGCTCACTCGATGAGGTAGAGTCTGTGTCTTCGGTTGATGCAGCGGACGTCTGCGGCTACGATCCAAACACTGGTAAGGCAACCGGCCCGTGTGCCGATGACTGAAAGGCGGTGATCATGATCTCTGCGTCTAAAAGCGCAAACGCCATTGGTGGTTTTAATTGAACCGCCGAACCCGCGCTGGGAGACTGGCGCGGGTTTCTATTTGGATAAACAAGCGAATTGGCCGCTTTGACCACTTAACTATCTGCGCTGAATTATGGGTCCTTGATCGTCGATGGACATGCAACGTTCTCGATGCTATAATCCTGGTCATCTTCTGGGAGAGATCCCATTGCAGAAAGCAGTATGAGCTCTATGGGATCAATCAACGAACGCTTCATGGATTTCCAAGTCGCTCAGCAGGTGCGTTGGATACGGCTGCAAAACCGAGAAGTTCGCGAAGCGCTGAGCACATTGCGCGCAACGGAAACTAACCTTAGAGCCATCCTTGCAGCGTCGAATATGGATGAAGGTCGGTTCACAAAGGCGCGTTTAAACGCGTTGAAGATTCAGGTCCGAAACCTCATCAAAGAGCTAGAGACCAAGCTGACTCCTATCCTTATCGCTAACGTCGTCGATGCGATGCAGCTTTCCGCTGAGATTGAGGAAGCCGCTTTCCTGCGCATACTTCCTGCAGGTCTTGACGTGACGACACCCAACCTAGGGGTGCTTCAGAGTGCAGCGCTAAGCACGCCTTTCAATGGCGCACCCATAGGCGAGTGGGCAAAGGCGTTTCACCGTTCTCTGACGCAAACAGTGTGGAACACAATCGTTGATGGTATTACATCTGGCACTACTAACGCAGAGCTGACGCGTATGCTGCTTGGAACACGCGCGAACAACTTCAAGGATGGCACGTTGCAGGCGCGTCGTCGTGGTCTCGAGGCGCTTGTGCGCACGTCGATCAATCACGCGACTAACCAGGGGCGGCAACAAGTATGGGCCAAAAACAGCAGCCTACTTAAAGGTGTTCGTTGGGTGTCCACACTAGACACGCGAACGACACCTATCTGCCAGGAGCGAGATGGTAAGGTTGGTCCTGTCGTCGACTCACTTGGATGGACACCGCCTTCAGGTGCATCTAGACTTGATCCGCCCATGGCACGACCGCCCGCGCACATCAATTGCCGCTCAACAACAGTTGCGGTGACGAAGTCGTGGCAGGAGCTCGGCTTCAACGTCAAAGATCTCCCACCTGGAACTCGTGCATCTATGAATGGACAAGTACCTGCAAATGTGACATACTTCGAATGGTTAGACCGTCAAGGAGCCAAAACCCAGCGAGATGTCGTTGGGCCGACGCGGTATAAATTATGGAAAGAAGGTGGCATAGCTCCCGACCGCTTTCAGAATGATCTCGGGCGTAGATTCACGCTCGACGAACTCAGGAAACAGACGCCTTCGGCGTTCGACGAAGCAGGATTGTAACATGCCAAGCAAATTCCCATCTACACAAATCTGGACAGAAATGTCCGAACTATTAGGTTGCGACGTGCCCACGATCAAGGCCGTCTTCGAAGTAGAAGCGGCTGGCAAATTCTATAACAGCAATGGCTCGTTGCCTCGCCGTTTCGAACCGCATCACTTCCCAAACCAGCATTGGGGCGAGATTGGTTTCGCACCTAAGGAAGGTCAGGCCGCTTGGCGGGCTGCGCTCAAGGTGTCAACGTCGCGTCGTCGCAACATGTTCGACATTGCGCAGGGCATTGATGCAGAAGCCACCTACGACGCGTCGTCGTGGGGAGCGCCACAAATCATGGGCTTCAATGCGGAGACCTCTGGCTATGGCTCAGCAATCGACATGGTCGACGCGTTCGAACAGTCAGCCGATGAGCAGATTCGTGCGTTCGTTCAGTTCGTTCTCGAGAACAACCTAGACACGCACTTGCGTTCTCACAATTGGATTGCGTTTGCCTCTGGCTACAATGGAACGGGTCAGGCCGCTGTTTATGGTGCGAGGATCGAATCTGCTTACCGTCGTCAATCAGGCGGGCGCGCGTCGTCACCTTTGCTTTCTATGGGACGTAAAGGAGAGCCAGTGCGTGAGCTGCAAGTGCAGCTACAAGCCCTCGGATACAACGTTACTGTGGACGGCGATTTCGGCGTGGGCACACGTCGTGCAGTTCGAGCATTCC